CTTCAACTAACAGCAGGTGCTGGACCCGCCACCGGACCACGATTGTATCGTAATTTTGTATCTACATTCGATAATCGTAATAACTTCATCGGAAACTTTATAGAAGTTACCGGCACGAGCTATCCATCCAATCCGTACAATACTCCCCAGACCTATGGTAACAGCATAGTAATGGCTCCACTACTTAGTCAAATGGGAAATTATTTCCGCTATTATCGCGGATCCCTTCGCTTCTGGTTCCAATTCTCCAATCTTGAAGAGTCGTTCACCTCGGCTACAGGAATCGTGGCGACACGTAAAATGCATACTATAGAAGTATAAGCACGTCCCCGACATCTCGCCGCCGTAATGGATGGCTCCATAGTCGTACCCACAGCTCAGATCGACCAATACAATCTAATGGCAATGGGCCGCGTTGGACCTGGCGTCACATCAGTGACTAACTGGGGAAAAGCGGCGCTCAATACCCGCACCATAATGGCAGACTCCTCTGTAATAGGCGTAGAAGTACCTTACTACAATCAACGTGCGATGTCCGTGTGTGGATCCTTCAAAGGCCTCGGAACTCTCAGCCAACCAAGCGACGCTGATTCGACTGTGTCCATCCAACCGTATGGCTTCACCTTTGATCTGTTCCTACGGTTCATCGAGGACATAAATGATGCTGGAGCGCATCCCAACTTCACTGGCTCCTACATGCGTGTCTTCGTGGCTGCGGGAGACGATTTCAACTTCTCCCACTTCATCACCATTCCCCCTATCTACATCAACTTCACGCAAGCGGGAGCTGTTAATCGACTATTCTTGCCAGCTCTCAGCCCGGCTTCCTTCGTAAAGGACACGCCGAAACCTCACTTCATAAAATCCAAGAAGAAGAGGGTCGTCGTGGAAGTCTCCGACTCCGAAACCGATGAGTCCATCGTAATCGTCGGCAAGGCGCAAGCCGGGAGTCAAACCCTGGAGGATGAGAACGCCCTCCCTCGTCGCGTTTTCCTATCCGGCAACGCTGAGTCACTCTACGACCGAACTCAAGCCGGATTTGCATACAAATCGGTCGCCTGTAAACCAGGATCACTAGCCCACTACATCTGCTGGCTAGTACTTCACTGCTTCGAAGACACGGAGCAGGACCCCAACGTTGAAGATCTCATCTCTAAGATGAATCAAGTCACCGAATACGGATTTGGATTCCGTAATGACATCTTCCACGTTGGTGAAGGCAATACCTACCGTCGCGAGCAATCCATCACGGTGGGCGGCAGGACATTCATCCATGCCGAGATGCTCGCAAACCTACCAGTCCCAACGATGATCACTGGAGGGGTCCTAAAAGATCTCCTCTGGCGCTCACTCGACTGGGCCATAGTAGAAGCCAATGACGTTCTAACCTATCATGAACGCATTGGGAATTGGCTACGCGCCAACGCAGATCGTAACGCGACAAAACCACCGCTTACCATCATGAACGAACTGCGTGCAGTCATTCCGCAACTCCGTCTTGTCTTTGACGAGTTACCACCAGAAGGCCCTCAGAACGCCTACACCTGGCCAGTCAAGTGCTCCCTTATATCCCCGGAGCACGAGTATTCGGCGACCGCAAACTCCGCTCCGAAGCACGAATCCAAACGTGCTGCGGCTAAGCTTG